TTTTGCAATTCAGTGTCATATGCCGCAATATGTTCTTTCATTTCTGGAAGGGTTATGGGTTTGATTTTCATCGATATACCTCCAAATTTGAATGTCACGGTAAACGCAAGGCGTTCTAAACGGCGCATAGCGGGAAGATCACCATTAATTAGGGCATTTTGCAATTCAGTGTCATATGCCGCAATATGTTCTTTCATTTCTGGAAGGGTTATGGGTTTGATTTTCATCGATATACCTCCAAATATATTTTTAAATATTATATCACAAAAAGTATAAAAAGGAATAAAGAAAGATTATTCGAAACGGAAATATTCAAAGAGGACATCTAGTGCTAACAAAGCAGGATTACATAGGTGTAAAACACAAAATCAATGTATTGAAAAACAACTGACAGGAGGCATAAATGGCAAGAGTATACATACCAAAAATTAATTATATACGTCCCGAAGTGTGGAAACGAATAACGAGCGTTATAAAGGACTACAACGAACTCAAGAAAGAATATGAGCAACCTCAAGTAGTCAGCGAAATCAGCCTTGTGTGGGCACTGGAAGCGGAACGAAAAATCAAAGCCTTCGAGTCCGCATGGAAAGAAACTGACGAGGATACTCAAAGACTTGTTCGTCTCCGTTATTGGGAGAACAAAACATATAGAGATATGTGGATGCCGATGAGCGAGAGTACAATGAAACGGCTTGTCCGGACATACGTTGAAAGACTGGGTAAAATGCTGGGTGAAATTGATTGAAAAGCAGCGTGGCTTTATTACCCTTGCATAACCAAAAACACTAAGGTGGCTTTTTATTGAGCTGCCTTCTTTTATTTAGAAGTACGTGCAGTTTCCATTACAAATAGCATAACTCAAGCCAAAAAGTTGACACATTGGGGCAATTTGGAACTGTTATAATTTAGGTATGGAATCCTTATGGATACTCACTGTGAGGGTTTCTTCGCATAATTCTCCACCGGTTCCCAACCATGACACGAAACAAATATTTTTATATCGGTGTCAATGTGTGTTACTTGGAGAGCCAACCGGGCGGTGGGTGTTCGATCCTTTCTACCACCGCCCATCCATAAATTATGAGAGGGTGTCAAAGCAATGCCGACCAAACCATTAAAACCATGCAGGCATCCCGGCTGTGCGAATGTGACAGCAACAACTTACTGCCCGGAGCACGAACGGCTGCATCCAAAGGACGACAGTTACAGGCGGACATCACACGACAGAGGGTACGATGTGAGATGGCGCAAGGAAAGCAAACTGTTCTTACAGGCGCATCCATTGTGTGCATGCTGCAAGAATCAAGGACGGCTGACAGCAGCAACAGTGGTCGACCATAAGATACCACACAAAGGGAACAAGGTATTGTTTTGGGATAAAGGAAACTGGCAACCATTATGCAAGCAATGCCACGACAAGAAGACAGCATCAGAGGATGGTGGCTTCGGCAACGGCGGCAAGACATATAGTTATTGATTTACAAATGGAATGGCAACACAAATGTCTTTATATAACATTGATACAATTATGTATTAATTGTGTTGTATTTCAAGGGTAAGGGGGGTTCTGATCTCTACAGGCGGTCATCACGTGACCGCAGCCCTCCTACTTTAGGAAAATTCGCAGAAGTTTTTAGGGGGATACCCCCCTTCACAAATATATAAAGATGGGGCGATAAAATGGGCAAAAGAGGCCCGAAAAAGGGCACTGGCGGCAGACCTCCGATGCCGGTATACGAAAATATTTTAAACGGAAATCCCGGAAATCGAAAACTTAAAGTTTTATCCGAGAAGATAAAACAAGATTATGACATAGAACCTCCGGCGTTTTTAAAAGGCAAGGCAATAGAGATATTCAATGAAACTGCTGGGTGGTTATTGGGAACGTTCTGTCTCGGCTTCATCAACCCACAGCACATAGCCGAATATGCGCAATGCAAGGCAAGGTGGCAGGAGTGCGAGGAATGGAACGACAAGAATTTGTTAGCGAAACACCCCACAACAGGACAACCTATGGCTTCTCCATACGTTGAGATGGGATTGAAGTATTTGCGCCAGGCAGATGCTGCATGGTCTAAAATGTATGACATTGTCAAAGCAAACAGCATGGATGATCTCAAACAGGGTTCAAATCCGAACGAGGATGTCATGGAGAAATTATTACGCAAGAAGGGCAAATAAATGTGGATTGTCACAGCGGTCTGTTTGATTGGAACCGTCATGAACGTTAAAAGGCTAAGAGCCTGTTTCTTGTTTTGGGCAGTTGGGAACATTTTATGGCTCGCAGTTGACATCAAAGCAGGAACATACAGCAGAGCAATGCTCGACACGGTGCAACTTGGATTTTCATTGTGGGGGTTATATGAATGGAGAGAGCAACATGGAACAAAGGGAGATAACATACAGAAAAATTAAATCAGAGAATATAAAACCCGCAAAGTACAATCCGAGAAAAGATCTCCGACCCGGAGATGCCGAATACGAAAAATTAAAGCGATCGATTGAAACATTTGGATATGTCGAGCCTTTAATCTGGAATGAGCGAACCGGGGTAATCGTTGGTGGACACCAAAGATATAAAGTTCTTTCAGACCTTGGTTACACAGAAATTGACTGTGTCGTTGTCGACCTTACTGATGACGAGGAAAAAGCGCTCAATATCGCACTGAACAAAATATCAGGTGAATGGGACTTGCCGTTGCTCACAGATTTACTGAAGGGCCTCGGTGACAGCGATTTTGATGTTACCCTCACCGGATTTGACCCGGACGAACTCGGTGAAATGTTTGGAGAGGTTAATCCGGATGAACTGAAAGGTGATGACTTCGATATTGACGAAGCCGTCAAGGATATTGTGGTACCGTTCACCGACCGAGGAGATGTGTGGACGATAGGACGGCACCGCTTGATGTGTGGGGACAGTACAAGCAAGGCTGATATAGACAAGCTGATAAACGGACAACAAATGGATTTATGTTTCACCGACCCGCCCTACAACGTAAACTACGAAGCGCAAAACACCGGAAAGATATTGAATGACAATATGGCTGACGCGGAGTTTTTAAAGTTCCTGATCGCCGCATTTGAAATGATGGAGCATTCACTGAAACCCGGCGGAGCGTTTTACATATGCCATGCCGACGGCGAGGGGTTAAACTTCCGTAAGGCGGTCAAGGCAGCAAGGCTCACATTAAAGCAATGCCTCATATGGGTGAAAAACAGTTTTGTTATGGGTCGGCAAGATTATCAATGGCAACACGAACCGATTCTGTACGGATGGAAAGAAGGCGCAGCTCATTATTTCACCGATGACCGAACGAACAGCACCGTAATCGAAGAAATAAAGAAGCTCGAAATCAAAAAGCTCACTAAACCGGAACTCATAAAGTTGATTATGCGCATGGCCGCAGAGCAATCCGAGCCGACATCAGTGATCCGAGAGGACAAACCGAGCCGGAATTCAGATCATCCGACCATGAAACCGATCAGATTGTGTGCGAGATGCATTCAAAACAGCAGCAAAAGAGGGCAGAAAGTCATTGATTTGTTTGGAGGTTCCGGCTCAACCCTCGTGGCATCGGAGCAAATCGAGCGTTCAACCTACATCATGGAGTTAGATCCCAAGTTTTGCGATGTGATTGTTCGCAGATATATTCAAACGTTCGGACAGGAATTCACCGTATATTTGGAGCGAAACGGAAAAACAATTCCTTTTGCAGACATTGCGTCCTCCACTGAAGCGTAGGCAACAGGAAGGAGGGAAAACTTTGTGAAAGGTTTCCGAAAGACCAAAAACGGACTTTATGTGAACGATGAAGAAGCACAGGACACCGTAAACTTTATCCAAGCATTGAAGCATACAAAAGACCCTTGGTACGGAATTCCGTTTGATTTATTGCCGTGGCAGGATAACCTCATCCGTGATGTGTTCGGCACAGTGAATCCCAAAACAGGATACCGCCAATACAACACAGCATATGTGGAAATCCCAAAGAAGCAAGGAAAAACCGAACTCGCAGCAGCCGTTGCATTAAAAATGCTCTGTGGTGATGACGAGCGAGGTGGTGAAATATATGGCTGTGCATGTGACAAAGAAAATGCAAGTCAGACATTCGATGTTGCATTTGACATGGTCGACCAATGCCCGGCTTTGAAAAAAAGAATCAAGCCGATCATATCAAAGAAGCGAATGGTGTACAAACCGCTTGGTAGTTTCTATCAAGTATTATCGAGCGAAGCGTTCTCCAAGCACGGGCTTAATGTCAGCGGCTGTGTATTTGACGAACTCCATGCACAGCCGAACCGAGAACTGTGGGACGTTATGACCAAGGGTGCCGGGGATGCGAGAAAACAACCACTTTGGTTTGTCACAACAACCGCCGGGTACGACCGCCACTCTATTTGCTGGGAAGTTCATCAAAAAGCAGTGAACTTAATAGAGGGCCGAATAAAGGACCCGACATTTTATCCGTTGATATACGGAGCAAAGGACGATGATGATTGGACGTCCGAGAAAGTGTGGTATGAAACAAATCCATCGCTCGGAATAACTGTTGACATTGAAAAAGTCCGTCAGGCATGCCAAGACGCACAAGACAACCCTGCAAACGAAAACCTTTTCAGACGGCTACGGCTCAACCAATGGGTAAAGCAATCCAACAGATGGATGCAGATGGCGAAATGGGATGAATGCGATGAAATGATCGATCCCAAATTGTTGAGAGGCCGTGCTTGTTATGGCGGTTTGGATTTATCTTCCACGATGGACTTAACCTCTTTTGTTCTGTGCTTCCCACCGAGAAACGAATCGGAAAAATACATATTCCTTTGTTGGTTTTGGATTCCATTAGATATGATTCTACAGATCAAAAAATTAAGTATTATCATAACGAAACATTAATTATACAAAAAGACTATCCATTCCAATCTGGAAACTATCGAGTAGATATTGAATTATTGATATTTCAATTGAAACCAAGAGGAAAAGAAAATATTAGCCCGTTGTATTATAATCCACAAGGTGATTTAACTCCACTTATATATATCAATGATAATCTCTTTAATAATTTCACTATTTTTGACCCTAATATTATGAATAATATTAGGAAAAGTGATGTTCTCAATCAAATGATCGGTTCAATTAGAATATCCAGTAGCAGCACTAAGCTAAGTTTCAATTCAGATCGCTCTCAATTTTCACAAAATGAGCTAACAGACCAGATTGTTAAATTTCTTTATAATATCAATAAAACAATACAAGTATTCGGC